AATAACCGCTTATATTGGATATAAAGTCCACACAGGAAAAATAAATTTTAAATATCATAAACTAGCAGCAGGAATTACAATCGTTCTTGCTCTCAGTCACGGCACAATTGCATTCTTAAGTTTTATATAAAAAACAATTTCTTTTTGATTAATATCTACGGAGTAGTCAACTCTATAATTCCAATTGTATTTGAGTATCCAATTTTCCAAGGTTGTTAAAAATTGAAAGTGTGGTAAATTCGGATTTATAAAATCTTCATAATCGAATTTTTTATAACATATTTTATTGTTGATTATATAAACAGGTTTTTCTTTTAGAAATAATTTAAATTCCTTTCGAACTTTACACAAAAATGTTAAATTATTAAGATTGATTGTTTGTAAAACACTATATATAGGAATTATAGAATTCATATTTAAAGATTTTAAAAATTTGGTTGTTACTTTAAACTGACCAGTTTGTATTAATTTGTGGTCGTGATTAACATAAAAACCATATTTTAAAATAAAAGATTCTATCGAAAAATAAAGTGATAAATTGGAAATGTTATTATTTGAAATTAATGTATTATAAGTAATTATAAGAGATTCTTTGTCTTTTAATTCTTCGTTTAATAATATGTAGTTATTAATATTTATCGTGTGAAAAAATAAATTATAATCACCAGTGTTCAGATATAATTTATCTTTTTGTTTAATAAAGTTAATACTGAATTCTGATAAAATTCTTAAAAGTATAACAAAAGCTCGTTCACCATCGAACAATACTTTATTTTCTTTGAGTAATGTCGAAAATAATATTATTTTGCGTTCTGTTTCTAATTCCACATCATTTATCTGGTCTACGGTATAAAAGTTATTTTTAAATTTTTTGTAATATTTATCTAATAATATATTCACACATTCGTCATATGGCTTAGTAGCAACACAACATTTTTCGACAATATCTTTAATACCTTGAACATCGTTATATTTATTAAGAAAAAAAGCATCATTAAAATCATTAATTTCATCTTTTGGTATGTTATACGGTTCACCCATTATTATATATTTTAATTCGTTTTGAACACCATCAAAATAATATTGATACATGGGATCAAAAATTGGACGTACACCTTTTAAATCTTTTTTTCTATTTAAATCTGTTAACATATTTTTTAATTTTTAATATTTTACTTTCTTCCATCTGGACAGGTTCTTCTTCCTGAACTTCTTCTTCAGTTTCCATTTCATCTTTCATTTCTTGATAATAATATGGGTCAAAATTATAGTCATTAAAAGATAACATATCAACATTATTGAAGAAATCTACCATTTCAAGAAATTTTTTAAATTCTTCTTTTAATGAGTAGTCATTAAAATCATTATATTCATTTGATGAATTATAATATATTTTAGTTATAAATTTAGGCATAATTACACCACCATAACCAAATTTTCTATATGTAGAACCTATATACTTATTTTTTAGATATTTTAAAACTTCATTTTTATCGGATATATAATGTGGTTCTATTTTAGAATATATTTCATGGTCACCTTTATCACCTATATATGTTTTGAAAAAATCATAATCAAAATCTATTTTAGATATATCAATACCTGATGTATCAATTTCAATAATAACAGGTGGCATATTATTAATATTTCCAGCTTTTCCAGCATGAAACATCGCACTTGTTTTTTCACCCGTTAAAAATGAATAATTTTTATGTTTTATATTTTTAAAGTTTGAGGGTGAAATATTGGGACGTAATCCAAGTTTTAATATATTTTCTAAATATTTAACTGATGTTCCATGATAAACATATTTTGGTATTTTTCGAAACTGTACTTCTTTAGTAAAACTATCTATAAGATTATCGATATAAACTCTTTTTTCTATTGTTTCTGTATTATTATAACCAACTGTTTCATACATTTCTAAAGTATCAACACCTAATTTATTTTTCAATTCTTTAATAACATCAATAAAAAATTTTGAACTGTTAATATCTTGTGTGAACTCATCATATACATCTATTTTTAGTGTATCTGGTGTACTTGTTTCATAATGAAATATCACAACGTTAGGATAATTTTCTTGTAAATCTCTTATTAAATTTGACACTTCTTCATTTTTAATATCTTCAGTTTCCCCTTTATATGTGCCAAGTTCTTTTAAAATATCAGTATATATTCTTATAATACCTTTTGTGTCATAATCATCAACTATATAAATATATTTTCTAAATGCTATAATGGTGCATTCTTCCGATTCTTTTATACTATTAAAATCGGGGTGTAATATTACTTCATTTAAAAAATCGTTGAATTTTATAATCTCCATTGATGGCATAATTTTTTATTATATATTAAAATCAAAAAATTAAAACATTAGTCTTAAATTTGCATATACATTTAAAACAAATAATCTAATTTTTTAATGGTAGAATTCGAAGATGGTAAATATCAGCTTTATTATGAATTGAAATATGAACCCCGACAACAACAAATAGACGGGGTTAATTTTATTAAAAAAGCTATATTAACTGGTAATAAATATATGTTGTTGAACTTGCCCACTGGTGTTGGTAAGAGTTTCTTGGCTACTATGTTCATAAACTGGTATCTAAATCATGTTAATGAAAAAGCTAAGTTTGATGTCCTGACTAATTCTAAGTTACTACAAGACCAGTATATAAAGGAATTTCCATATATACGGAATTTAAAAGGACGAGCCAATTATCCTTGTGACCCATATAATACAAATTGTGATGAGGGTATGGAAATTTGTACCGCTAAAAAGAAAAAATGTGATAGATGTCCATATTTGTTAGCTTTATCAAATTATATTGGAAGTCGAGTTTCAATGACTAATTTTCACATGTTTGATATTGCAAATATTTTCAGTACTTGTTTTAAGACTGTTAGAGAAAGTAAAGTTTTAATTGTAGATGAAGCTTCAGATTTTGATCAAGTTTTTTGTAATTATATGACAACAGAATTAAATGTTAATGTTTTTACAAAATGTGGTTTCGAACAAACAAAAATAAATGAATATAAAAATATTATTTCATCTATTGTTGATATCACAACACTTGTTGATGTTATTATAAAAAATTTTTTACCAGATTTGGATAAAAGAATTAAATATTTAAGATCAGAAATGTTGGATGCTGATCAACATAGTAAATCAACTCCAATTGATACATATAAAAAATGGGCTGCTCAGTCAAGAGAATGTTCTTCTAAATTTAATTCTCTGGATTTATTTATAAAAGAATTTCAAAACAATCCTGAAAATTGGTTTTTAGAAACTATTAATAAATATGATAAAAGAAAAAAAGAATCTGGTGAATTTAAATCTTTGATTGTACAACCAGTTTGGGGAAGTGAATATATACCAAAATATGCTCTGAATCAATATGACCATATTATATTTATGTCTGCTACCATATTAAATAAAAAATTATTTTGTTATATTAATGGACTGAATGAAGATATAACCAAATATTATGAAATACCTTCACCATTCCCTGTTAAAAACAGACCTATTTATTATATCAAAGCTGGTAAAATGACTTATAAAGAAAAAGAAAATAGTTACAAATATCATTTTGATTATATTATAAAAACTTTAAATAAATATAAGAACGATAAAGGTATTATACACACATTCAATTATGAACTGGCTACAAGGTTGAGTGATGACTTGAATAAAACGGAATTTAAAGATAGAATTATTATTCATGATACTGCAAGTAGAAATGATAAATTAGATCAGCATATTAATAGTAAACTACCAACTGTTTTGATTTCTCCGAGTATGATGATGGGTGTGGATTTAAAAGATGAATTAAGTCGTTTTCAGATAATAATGAAAATACCATATCCAAATATAAAATCTAAGTTGGTAAAGAAAAGACAACAAACAAATCCAGATTGGTATCGATGGAAAACAATTGTAGATTTAGTTCAGCAATATGGTAGAAGTGTGCGTTCATCTGAGGACTGGGCTATTACTATCATTCTGGATAGTTCTCTATCAGACATATTAAATTTTCACGGAGAATTTTTACCTAAATATTTTGTTGATGCTATTAAGATAATGAAGATTAAATATTAAAGTTTCTGAAATCACTAAGTCTTTAGCTTAGTGGTAGTTGATGTAATATAAGAGGTATGAATGATGAAAGTCGCCAACAACTCGAAGATTATATAATTAAACATTAATATTTATTAATTAAAACATGTTTTTAATTTTTTTTTACTATATAATTATTAAATATAATATACCATATGTGATAATAAAATCAAATGTTACTATTAAAGTGTTTTTTAATTTTTGTGTGATACTATTTTTTGTGTATCCTACACATTTACCACAATATTTAAAATGCATTCGTATCCAATAGGTTGTTTCTATTACTTCTTTGATTTTGACTTGTAAACAAGAAATATATAATATACCAACCATCCAAAATAAGAAATATAACCAATCTAATTGTTTCATATGTTTTATTTTTTTAGTAAAATTGATAATTTTTTACATCAATTAATTATTAACATTGAGTTACCTAATGTTCAATTATAATTTTTAATTGAGTTATGATTCGCACTATCAAAATTATATTTTATTTTCTATAAGACAATATATATCATTTTTGGTTTTGTTATTAATCACTATAATATCTACTGTTTTAAATCCATTTTTTTTACCTATACCACCACTATTATATCCTATTGATATAACACACCCATTAGACTTAATAATTCTTGAAATTTCTGTTTTTAAAAAAGTCCAATATTGTGTTCTTGTGTGATACAATTTTCTTTTTATGTTTAAATCATCAAAATATTTTATTAATCGTGTTATATTATATGGAGGATCATATATTACTAAATCAACACTTTCATCTTTTATATTCTTTAAAAAATCGAGCGCATCTAATTGATATTCAGTATTATATGCTTTGTTTATATCATTGTTTATTTTGGTTAATTTATTCATACCTGCGAAGGGATTTATTGATACAAAATCATCTTTGTTTTTTAAAAGATTTTTTATTTTTTCTAAAATCTGAGGTTGTTTTGTATAATCATTATATATGTTTAAATCTTTATATCTTATTATATTCATTTTTAAAATAATTTATTTTCTACCACACATACAGTATCATAGTGAATCCCACCATGAGGAACAAATAAAACTTCTATTATTTCCAAATTATTGGACATATTTATACCTGATGAGTTCCAACTAAATGTAATAATTTTTCCATTTTTTTTGAGTTTTTCATGATATTTTTTGAAAATTTGAAACCAATAATCATAATTATCATTGAGATTTTTTGATTCTTTTTGAATATTATAACATTGTTTTAATTGATTAAAATTATATGGTGGATCATTTAAAATTAAATCAATTGATTCATTTTCAAAAATATCTAAAAAAATCAAAGCATCTAAATGATGTGTTGTATCATATGATATATCTAAATCATTTGTTATCTTTGCTAATTTACTATTATTAGCGAAAGGGTCAACACTTAATAAATTAGGATTATTATATTTTTTTATAAGTTCTTTTATTGGTTTTATTGAAAATGTGTTTTTATTTGGCATTGACCATATTCTATTTATAATCATTAATATATAAACTTTTTTATTTTTATATATTAAACAATAATGGGTATAAATATTATTTTTTTATTTATAATTTTTTTTATATAATATTTTATTGTATTTTTGAGTATTAATTTATTTAAATTTAATATAAATATTAAAAAATAAAATAATGAATATA